AGATCACATTTTTTTATCAGACACCTTGCTTAACTTAATAAAATATTTTGATAAAACATATTTTCTTTATGCTGAGTTGCCATATAGATTTTCATATCCAGAGTTATACAAAATAAGATTAAAGCAGGTTGAATTAAATAATAATTTAGAAAATATTAACACTAACTTTACAAAAAACAAAACAAATATAATAAAACAATATAATTCGCAAATAGCCTACGTAAATAATACATCAATCATAGATGAAGAAGTATTTAAAAATCTTATTACAGAAGAAAAATTATGGAAGGTTTTAACATGATTAACGCATATCTTTATTCAGTAAAAGAAGAAGATTGTGCTTCTGATAAATGGGATTACGGTTTATTAAAACAATTTTTTAATAAAAACAATATTAAACCAGACAGGGTAACAACTTTACCCAGTGTGGATAGAGCCTTTGTGGTAATTCCTGGACCACAAAACGTAGACTTTGAAGATCAAATATCTGAAGAGTTAAATAAAATAAACAGAGTAGTTTTATTTATTACTGGAGATGAAAGTGCTACATTTAAAGTTGATAAGATAAAGCATGATAATATTGAAATTTGGATTCAATACCCGCACAGAAAACATTCACAATATAATAAATTAGCGTTAGGTGTTCCACAACATCTATCAAATAATTTACCAGAGTATCAAGATAAATCTTATGATGTATTTTTTTCAGGACAAATAACCCATCAAAGAAGACAAGAACTTGCAACGGTTATGCCTGACATACCAAACTCTTTTTATAATCCAACTAATGGGTTTGCAGAAGGCTTAAGTCCGAAATCATATTACGATAAAATGTTTTTATCAAAAATTGTTCCTTGCCCTAGTGGAGCAATGGTTGTTGATTCGTTTAGATTTTATGAGGCAATTGAAATGCTTTGTTTGCCTATAGGAGATAAATTAGATTCAAAAATGCAGAACACAAATTTTTTTAATTTTTTGTTTCAAGGTGAACACTCAATAAAAACTGTTGAAAATTGGCAAAACTTACCTCATTTGTTGCCTGAACTGCTAAATAATTATATATCTGAAATGCATCAAGTAGTTTGTTGGTGGATTAAATATAAAAGAGATTTATTTAATGAGTTAATGAGGCAAGTAAATGCATAAAAGAGATATAACAATTGTTATGGCTACTTCTGTAATTACAGATCATCCAAGCACAAAAATGATAGATCAAACGATTAGTGATATTCGTGTTCATTTTCCAGACAACGAAATTATTATGCAAATAGATGGTCTTAGAGAAGAACAACAAGATCGTAAAAAAGATTACGATGAATATAAAAATCGTATTTTGTGGAAGTGTTTACATGAAGATAAAAACATATTACCTTTTATATTTAAAGAACATAGCCATCAAACCAACATGATGCGTCAAACAATTACTGAAGTTAAAACACCTCTATTACTTTATATTGAAGGCGATGCCCCTTTAACTCCAGATGTGCCAATAGACTGGGATAAATGCTTGGATATGTTTGAATACAATAAGGCAAACACTATTCGTTTTCATTTTGAATCATTTATACCAAAAGATCACGAACACCTTATGTTTGGCTTAGAAGATGGGTTTATGAAAACCATACAATGGAGTCAGCGACCACATCTAAGTAGAAAAAAATATTATAAAGACATTGTGCTTCCAAGATGTAAGGATAAATTTTTTATAGAAGATACGTTTCATGGAGCAATTCAAGATGACATATCCCCATATGAAGTATTTAATCAAGAAGGTTGGGAGACACATAAACTTTGGATATATCATCCTGAAGGTAGTATTAAGCGTTCTTACCATTTAGATGGTCGTCAGGGTACCCGCAAATTTACGGTGGACGATGAAACTTGGGGGTATAAAGAATGAGACTAGGAATCATAGCAAGATCAGACAATACTGGACTTGGTAATCAGACTAGAGAGTTAGTTAATATGCTTAGTCCTGATAAGATTCTTTTAATTGACTCTACCCCGTTTAATAACAACAAGCAGCATCCAGAATGGTATGACCAATACAGTTGTATTAAGACACAAGGCTTTCCTTCTGTTCAACAGATGAAGATGTTTTTAGGAGATGTAGACGTTGTATTAAGTTGTGAAACTTTTTATGATCAAAATTTTGTAAGGTTTGCAAATAGACGGGGAGTAAAAACCATTCTTCAGTATAACTATGAACTGTTTGGTCACTTAGCAAACCCAGAACTACCCTTACCAAACGTCTTATTATCTCCCAGTTTATGGCAAATTGAAACAATTCAAAGTATGTTTGGAGATAGAACAAAGGTAATTCATCTTCCACCTCCAACTACCCCTGAGTTATTTGAAACTGCAAAAAATAATAACATCTCTAAATCACACAATAGGCTATTACACATTGCTGGAAAGAAGGCAGCCAAAGATAGAAACGGTACTGAAACCGTAATAAATATGCTAAAGCATTCTAAAGCAGATTATGAATTAGTTATTAGAAGTCAAAGTGAAATAGTAACTAATGTAACAGACTCAAGACTAAAGATTGAAATTGGCAACCCAGAAAACAGGGAAGATATGTATGATGGCTTTGATGCTATGATATTGCCAAGACGATATGCAGGATTATGTTTACCAATGAATGAGGCTTTGCTTTCTGGTCTCCCCGTTTTTATGACAAATGTTTCACCTAATAATCAGATCTTGCCACAAAACTGGTTAGTTGAGTCAGATTCTATAGGAACAATCAGAACAAAGGTTAGGATTAATTTATTTGAAGCAAACAATGTCTTATTAGCACAAACAATTGACAAGTATATGTCTATTAATGATAAAACTAATTACAAAGAGCAGGCTTATAATTTAGGCTTTAATAACTTTGCACCAACAATATTGAAAAATAAATACTTAGAACTTATTGCTCAAATCTAGTTTTTTTATTAAACTTAGTCTTAAGTATTTTATTAAATATATTATTAAATGAACTGTCTGCACTAGACAAATAGGTGTGATCATCTATGTTTAAATTATAAGACTTAAGAACTAACGGTCCAGAATTGTAAACCTTAACGTCTTCCATTTGTGTGCCACCTACATTAAACTTATTTCCGTATATAGATCTCCATAAAAATTGATCTAAAAGTTCTAATACTATCTTTAATTTTTCTTTTTCCATAATCATTGGTACGTGGAGTTCATAGTCTAAGGGGTTTTCAAATCCTAGGGCTTTGAGTTTTTTATATGTGCCTGAAAGTTTTCTGGTGTACTGAGAATTACCATTTAATTTTTGATATAAGTTTATTTTATCTAACAAGAATCCACTATGAAAATTTTCTATCTTATCTATTTTTTTAATAATATAAAAATCATCATTCATTAAAATAAAAGATTCTGATATTTCTTGTGAAAAACAAATTGTTTCTAAATTTTTTACAGCATTCTTATACTTTGATTCTTTTTGTTCTACTTTTATATAGTTTCCTGTATACCAGTCAGGCTTACCACCGACAAGCCATATAGTTGCTTCTGGAAAACTTTCAACAACAGACCTAATTGAATACTTTAATTCTTCGTTTACTCCGTCTTTACATATATATACAAAGTCTTCTTTAAGGACTTCTATCACTAAATACTTCTCTCTTTAAACCATTGATCTAAAGTTATAGTTGGTTCCCAACCAAAGACTTCTTTTACTTTTTTAATACTTGCAAGTGTTTCTCTTGCCTCGCCAAGTCTTTCTGGAATATTAATAGTGTTATCTGATATAAAAGATGCAATCTGATTCACAGAATAATTTGTTCCAGTTCCAACATTAAAAACATTGCCAAAATATTTACGATCAATATCCTTTGTTGTTGCAATTATGTTTATATCTACAACATCTTTAACATTTGTAAAGTCTCTTCTTTGTTCTCCATCGCCAACAATTGTTAATTTTTCACCATTTAATTTTTGAACATCAAATAGTCCAATCACTGGGGCATACACACCTTTTGTCGGATGCCTATCTCCATATACATTAAAATATCTAAATATTATTGTATCTAGCCCAAAAATATTTGTATACATTGAACATAATTTTTCTCCAGCAACTTTAGAAATTGAGTATGGGTTTAAACAATCGTCTGGCTGTGTTTCTTCATTTGGTATTTCATTTCTTCCATATGCGGAAGATGTTGAAGAATATATGACTCTTTTAACGTTTGCCTCTTTTGAACATTGAAGTACTGTTGTAGTTCCAACTACATTTGTTTTTACAGATCTTATTGGATTTTTTATTGTTCTCTGTATTCTTGCTTCTGCTGCAACATGAAATACGTAGTCAACTCCATCGTAAAGATTTCTTGTATTTTCATAATCACATATGTCTAATTTATAATTTTTTGCATTTTCATTCCAAAAAAAATGATCGTGAGATTCAGAAGACTCATTATCAATAACAACAACTTCGTGACCAAGTTCAACTAAAGAATCAACTATGTTTGATCCAATAAATCCAGCACCGCCAGTTACTAAGTATTTCATTTTATTGCCTCCTCTATATTAAAAAATGCTCTATAAAAATCTTTCTCTTCTTTCATCTTATCAATCTCTGCCATATGTTTTTTAAAATATGAATCTCTTATTTCTTTTCCATATCTCAATATCATGTTATTCCCAGTCACTTGTGCATAGTATAGTAATTCTGGCAATGTAAAAACTATGGAAGATGGATTTATTTTGCTATATTTTATTGCTCTATGCCAATAATCAGTATCTGCCCCACAAAAAAAATTATCATAATATCCAAATATACTAAAAGCCTTTTTACTAAAAAATGCATGAGCATGATTTGGCATTGTTTCTCCAGGCTTGTTGTACCAATCTGGCACCATTCCACCTATTCTTAATTCATAATCTTCTAATGCAATTATATCTTTATTGTTGAATATATTCATTACTTTTTCAAACCTTGTTGAGTCAGAAAAATCATCTGCATCGTGTGTAGTGTAAACATCAAAATCTTCTGTTTCTAGTAAACTAATTCCAGTATTTTTACTATAAAAACATCCACCATTTTTTTCATTATTTATTAATCTAATTTTTGGATTATGTAAATATTTTTCTATTTTATTTAAAGAGTCGTCTGTTGATAAGTCATTAACTATATATAAAACAAAATTTTGAAATGTTTGATTAATTATACTATTTATTGCTCTTTCAATATACATTCCATCATTATGTACTGGCATAACAACTAATAATTTTTTCATAATAACTCCTTAATTAAAAAATGGGCCTAGAATAAAACCAGACCCATTTTCTATAATTAAACTACTTTTTCTTAGCAGCCTTTTTCTTTGGTGCACTTTTAACAGGCACAATCTTACCAAGAGCATCTGAAATCATACCAGTATCTGGTAGTACGCCAAACGCTTTGTCATTAGGATTGAGTGCTCTCAATGCAACGGGCGCCAATGCAGCAACTAGTGCAGCCCATAGATCCTTTGGATCTGTTACGCCAGCCATGTAAAGTGCAATTACTGAACCAAGGACAGATCGTCCGTATGATGCCAGCATTGCCTTTGTCTTATCGTTTAATAGGTTATTCATTATTC